AGAGGAATGTAGGAAGCTTCTTTCGAGTGTGGCGTTTTCTGTTGAGGGTGCTCCGAATATTCTCGCGAGGTCCTTCTCCGAACTGACGGTAACCAATTCTCCAATTGGTCCCCATCTGAAATAACCAGCAAAACCACCAATGGAGGTAGATTGAGCCGGAATGATGTCTGTAAGGTCAATTTCTTTGACCTCGACACCTGGTGATACTAAAAATCCCATGTGTTATCCTTTCAGTGTAATTAATAAGTTAAACATAATAAGGTTATATTCAATACAATCTATTTATGATTTTTAGGTTTTAGAGAGACCTCCAACGCTGAATGTCTTGAACCATTTCTTCGTATTTTTCAAATGATTCTGGAACCTGGTTACCGGAATCTACAAATCCAAACGGTGGCAAATCTTCTTCCATCTCCATCAGCTTTTCTTGGTAAAGAAGGTCCTTGAGCTGTGTGTTGCTCATGCTTTCAAATATATCCGTGCTGACAAACCACGCAAAAAGAACAAAGTTCATAACGGAGTCATCGTGTGTACCATCCTTACCAGCATAGCTGTCACCCTTTGGTTCAAAGGAGCTCATTTCAGAAATCGTTTCTGGATCTACTATGTGAAGCTTTGAATCCTCAATAAGGTCCTTTAGATTGGAACACCCAATACGTTTGACCTTACGAGACATGGTAACACCAATCCCGTTGCTCTTAACGGTGCTCGTGGTAAAGGTATTTTCGTACTCGTGGTCGTAGTAAACTGAGTTACAAACAACCATACCAGCATCATTGTTTTCTATAATAACAAGAGCTTGGTTGTAAATCTTGCCAGCTCGTACTATAAAGTTCGGAAACAGCAGCGGAGAAACGGTGTTGTCGCGGTATGTACAAACTTGCTTAAATGGATTTTGTGAAATGTCTATCACAGAAAATGTGCTGTAATCCTGTCCACGACCCTTGGAAACATCAGCGCAAAGAACGTATTCGTGGCCTTCGATTGGCTCTTCGTAGTAGTTGATGTCGTGCTGGGTCTTTAAGGGAACCTGTGCCTGCATACCAAGCAGCACGTCTGATGCAATCAGCGTTTGAGAACTACCAATAAAGCTGCATTCGAATTCCTGTTTAAACTGAAGCTCGCTTGTGTTGGAAATTGTTTCCTGTTTCCATTTTTCGTCTCGGCCGGGAACCTCACGCCATCGGATAGTAAAGGGTTTGAATTCGTTAGCACCTTGTGTTGCTCCCTCCCAGATTTTATAAAACATATTACCAACACCATTTGGCGTGCTGGTGATAATAACCTTTGTGTTTTTACCGCTTGAAATAACGGGGTAGGTGGAGGTGTAGAATTCATTAGCCTTGTTAACAAAGCCGAATTCGTCAAGGAAAATACAGTTGAGCGAAAGACCGCGAATCGAATCCCCGCTTGTTGCCGATGCAATGATCTCTGAGTTGTTACTAAAGGCAATGCTACCTTTGTTAAGAACCTTGCAGCCAGGCTGTAAAAAGAAAGGAAGGTGTTCTAGCATGAGCGTTAACCGCCCGAGCATTTCGCGAGCTGTGGCGCCTTTGTTAGCAAGCACACCAACCTTTTTGTCCGCGTTGAATATAACGTAATGAAGAAGCCAGGCAACGGATGTGATACTTTTACCACTTTGGCGACAAGCAAGAACAATGGAAAAACGGTTGTCACGAAAGTGCTCCACCATCTTCTCTTGGTAACCTCGCAGCTTAAAAGGCACCAAACCAGAATCAAGGCTAATAACCTTTACATAGTTTTCACAAAAGTATGCCACGTCTTTCGAACACCTGATGTATTCGTTGATCTCGTGCTTTGTGAATTGCTGTTCAACCCCGTCCGCTTTTACGTTGGGGTTACCGTTGTATGAATCAGGCCTTGGCATTAAAACTTTTCGCTTTTTTGATTTACATCAACAGCGAATTCCGATATAATAATTAAAATCAATTAAAGATCGATCGGTTCGCTATCTGATCCTTGAAGAAACTTTTGGAGCTCAGATGTGGTTCCAACAAAGATAGCATTATTGGTTGTTGATCCCCCTTCGTTAGACTTAGGATCCTCAGTCTGAACAAGGTCTTTTCTTTGCTTTTGAAGATCGAGTAATTGCTGGTTCATTTCAGAAGCCTGCTTGATAAGTGTACCAAGAACTTCAAATGCACGTGGATGTTCGGCATCCGAAGCAAGACACGCCATTGATTCGATCGCGATTTCAGATGTTTCAATAAGCTTTTTTATTCGATCTCGTGCGTAACGGTAATCCTCCTCCGTTTCGTCTATGAGCTGGGCATCCGAAGGACCAATCAAAGAATCAACTGTGGCAAGTTCTTCAGAAGTCTTTTTGACCTCGTCCAGATTCTTCTGCAACGCAGTGATCATGTCTTCCTTCTTACTCATACAAAGTTATTTATAACTCACATTATGGGGAATTATCCCATATTACATTGGGATTAGGCGGTGCTCCAATTTCTATAACAACCGTATGGGAATCTTTTGTATCAGACTGCGATCCTGTTCTTACTCTTACTCCCGCATCGGTGTATTGGCCAGAAGTATCAAAGTCATTAAAGAATGTGTCCACCGATTTAATAAGACCCGTGGTCCGTGGATTACTTGTAAATTTAGTTCTAGCGCTAAAGGTTAGCGTGTACACTATCAACCGTCGAGAAGATTCAAAATCCCCTTCGTAGCTGTCTTCGGATGATACACCGGTTAGTTGGATAGGAACGTCAGTAACACTTTCTGGTCCTTCTAGATCCTTAACCGAAAGGGTGTAGTTGGGATTAAAATGCGGGAGTATCTGCTCTAAAATTTGCAGTGCTTCATCCTGACCCCTAGACATGATGTTAAGGGAAAAGCCAATTAAGTAAGGTGATGCCTGCAAAACTTTAACGCGGTTTCCTTCCGCGTCGGTTTGAATAGACCGGTTCATTCGGTTTAGCTTTGTCGACGCGTCATAAGAAAAATCGGTCATTTCAAACGACATTCGAGGAAGCTTAAGAGCAACATCTCGCTCGGTGTTGGCTTTTAGTCTTGCAAGGTATTTTGCCCTTGGAGCGTATGCAAGAGGTACACGCTTAAGACCAATTGTTTTTCCGCCACTCACGTTGGCTATTTCGATGTCATTAAACATCTGGCCAAAAATAGAAACCATTTTCTTAATCGTTCCGTTGTAAAAGTATGAGTGACCAAGCATTTTATTATTCAGGTTTAGCTCCGATTTCAGTGCTGTTTTCAGTGACTTTTACACCTGCTTGCTCGATCGCGCCATTGGTATCAAAGTCATTAAAAAATGTTTCTACCGTTTCAATGATTCCCTTTGCTTCAGCTGGGTAAAATGAGAATTTGGTTTTAATGTTAAATGTTAGGGTGTACACAAGTAATCTGCGGGACGATTCAAAGTCCCCCTCATAGCTATCTTCAAACTGAACGCCTTCCAGCTGAATTGGAATATCCGTTGAGGTTTCAGGCCCTTCCAGTCCTTTAGCGGAAAGCGTGTAATCGGGATTAAAATGCGGAAGTATTTGCTCTAAAATTTGCAGTGCTTCGTCTTGTCCCTTGGACATAATATTTAAAGAAAAAGCAACAATGTAGGGAGACGACTGCCACACTTTAACCTTGTCACCCCCGGAAGTGGTTTGTACCGACCGGTTCATCCGGTTCAGCTTTGTAGTATCATCGTAAGAGATGTCTGTCATCTCAAACGACATTCGAGGTAATTTAAGGGAAATGTTGCGTTCAATGTCTTGCTTAACTCTCGCTATGTATTTTTCCTTTGGCGCATAGGAAAGCGGAACACGTTTTAGCCCTACCATTTTACCACCACTGATATTAGCTACCTCAATGTCATTAAAGATAGTTCCAAAAATAGAAACTATCTTCTTTAAGGTTTCTTCGTAAAAATATTGGTGACCAAACATGCTTAAAAGTTAAAGGGCTCACCGAACGGGTTTTCCTCACTGAAATCAAGAAAATCATTCGCATTAACGTGTTGACTGAAAGTAGAGTTTTGAGCGGCAGGATCATTGGGAAAAAGCTCGGAATCATCAGCGGTTCCATCATCAATTTGGTTGATGTTTGTTATGGTAATAACTGAACCGGAATTTTGACCCGTAAGAACGGTTCCGGTTGTTAGTGCATGGTACTTGCCGTCGTCAAATGTCGGAGGACTCACGTGAACCCTTTGTATGTCTGGCGAATCTTCCACGCTGTCATACTTAAAGAACTCGCAGGACCCAGTAACTCCGCTTGGTAAAGTAAACACAAGAGTTTCAAATTCCTGAAGGCCGAACCCTGGAGGCGAGTCGTTGCTCATGTACTCCATGATTTGTGTGTCACCAGCAACTGCTTGAATGCGGTCAATTTCCCGAATGCCAGTGTCGATTTCCTGGCTTTCGTATTCAAAGAGTTCACACGAGAGTCGGTAAACGGCAATGTCTTTTAACTGGTGGAAAGGCTTTTTATCTTCAACAAACTTGATCTCGAATAAGCCGGATGTTAGTGGAAAGTAAATAAGGTCTCCCTCGAGCGGCCGAACGCTATCAGCGGTGTATCCATATCTGCCCACAAGCTGGTTCCATCGAAGATTAGAAACAACCAGGTTTACGGAGTCACGAATCTCAAGACCAAACTTAGAAAGTAATTGGCCGTCACCCTCGAAGCCGTCGACACTGTCAACGTACATTTCAATCTTAAAAGCTTTTTCAAATTCACTTATAAGATCCTCGTTAATAATCAAGTCTTTCTTGACAATTTTCCGTGGAATGTAGTAGCAATCTTGGCCATATATTTTAATGGCCTCAATAACCAGCGACTCGTAGAGATCTTGCTCCTGACGAGTACCGTTTTGAAAATATTGGTTGGTTGGCATTATCCGATAAAAAAGTCAACTGGTTCTTCGTATTTAAGCTGCCATGTTTCTTTAAGCGTTTGAAGGTCAGTGGTAGCTTGCTCGTATATTGTTGCCCCGTTGATTGTAACACCGCCCGGAAGCTGCATACCTTCAAACTTACTAAGGTTTTGTCCCCACTGCTTTTTAATAAGAAGAGTAAGAAGCTCTTTTAAACCCATGTCGTCAAAAACATCGGCGTAAGAGGAAGGATCTACCGTTTGGTAGGCTTCAAAAATAATGTAATCTCCTTCTGAGACATGATCCGCAATATCTGCGTGGAACTTAACAGTGTTTTTGTGACGGTTAAAGGCGAACATTTGACCGTGGCCGTTGAGGATGTCTTCGACCAAGCTCATGTACTGCTGGGTGAGCTCGTAGTTTAGCAGACCGCTGGGATTACGCATCCCGTAGAAGTCATTTAGGTACATCTGATATTTTGCATTAAATATCGAGTTGCTGGAAAAGTCCTGAAACGCAAGAACACGCACAACAGAAAGAATAGAGTCAGGGACTTCGATTTCATTTGAAGTGAGCTCAGACGCCGTTACCTGATGCTTGATCAGGGTTTTTACAGTTGCGTCACTGTGATATTCCTGCCAAAATTGTATTGCTTCGTCGATGCGATCCTCAATTTGATCGTCATCAATATTAATCTCAACCACGGGAGATCCAAGCTCTCTCAGGCAATATTCAGCCAATTCGGTTCTAGTTGTTGGTTTAGCCATACAACTATTTATACATTTTATTTGTTAGTGATCAATTAATAATTAATCCCTGATGAAACTAATTTTATCACTTACACCTTTTTCTACCGATTTGAGCCGATAGGACAACGGTAATAAAAACAACAAGGCCGAGGAGAACGTCATCAGCGGCAGAGTTTAGTGTTTCGGATGGCAGATCAAGATTGTTAAACTTTTCTCTGTACCACACGCAGATCCCGAGCAAAGCCTTATAGGAAAAGATACCAACGATTGAAAGCAAAAATATTCTAGCAAAGGTTTTCATCAATCATTTCCGAATAAATCGCGAAGGGTTTTTTGCGATTCTTTTAGCCAAGGTAACAATACCTTCGATCACTTCTGGTGATATAACACCAACAATACCATAAATCACCGCCTTATACAAACTATCAATTGATGTTTGCTCTAATATGTACCACGCGATGCCGCTTGATATAGCAGCTGCTGGAATTCGTTTGCAAAGAAGCTGGGCGGTAATACTTTCTTTTGAAGAAAGAATTCTTGCGATCATGCCTGCCGCACCAATAAGTGGAACTAGCCAGCCTCCATCTAAGAAGGCCTGGATTAATGATTTTTGGGGCTCTTGCATATTTGCGGTGGTATCA